CTGAGGAATCACGGGTCCCGGAGGAGGATTCCACGCTGCCTGCTTCTGGGCTTCACGCTCCAACAGAACCTTCTGCAGTTCAGAGGCGATTGAGGAATCGGGATCTGGCTTACCAAGGATCCTGCCGGTCCGATTGAACTCCTTCGCCGCATTGAGAACTTTGATGGAATCCTTTTCCAACTTGGAGATATTCGCTTCAGCCTCAACCGAGGCCTGTTCCAGCCGCTCAACGACTTTCTTCAGATCATCCGTGGAGGTCTCGATTTCGGCTCCATTATTGAAGGAAATGGACATTTGGACATTCTCCGGTTTCCCGATTTCAATGTCCTCGTTCTCAGCCCCATCATCGTCGTCGTCCCGGTTCTCGTTTCCTGGCGCGATCCTGGAGAGCAGATCAGCAACCTTTTCGACGAAGGTGACATAATCATTTTTCTCGTGGTCAGTTTCGAGTTTCTTGTTGATCGAAATCGCCTTATCCAAGAAGGCAAGTTCAGTCTTACCAGCACCGGTTTCCCGCATGAAACTGGCCTTGAACTCCTTCTTCGCGTCCCTGAGGTCCTTCGCCTCGGAGTCATAGGACAACATCGCATTGACATATTTCTTGAGTTGTTCCTGTAAAAGCATCTTATGCCTTCTTTCCTTTTGCTTGAGCAATTTTAAGGGTCTTCTCGCCCTGTTTCGCCCCGTCTTCCAGGGCATATTCCAAGAACTTCACTGAAGCGGTCAGACGGGACAGAATGTTGTTCGGAACTACGATTTTCTCGATTCCGAGTTCCTCTTCCATCTTGACCAGTTCTTTCGAAACCTTTTGACAGGTATCGAAAAGCATTGAACCATCGTAACTGATTCTGCCCGAGACAAAGGAGACCTTGAGGCCTCCACCCTCCGCTTCAGTTCCGGTTGACTTCGCGAACTCCTTGATCTCCTTCTCAAGTTCTGAGATCCTGTCGAGAAGAGTTGAGTTCTGAGACTCCACGGTCTTCCATTCCTCTCTCTTCTCCGCTAACTCTTTCAGGGCATATTCAACATTAAATTCAATTTTTTCTTCTTCCATTATTCCTCACTTTCATCTTCCGAGTCGTCATCGACGTTATAATTTCAATTCCCTCCCGTTTCGGAAAGATTTATCAGAGGTTCTCGTTTTCCTCCGAATCGCTTTCGTCATCGACGTTATAAAATTTCTTGCCTGTGACAGAACTTGCCTTGACTTGGAACAGGTTGACCAATTCATCCTGAAGGATCCAGAGAACCCTTGCTCTAAAGGCAGGGTTTGTATTCAGCATTTCGACGAAACTTGGGCCCTGGAACCTGATAGATTCCTTTTTCTCATTGTCCATGTAAAGCGTGTTCCAGGCACCCGTATCGAGGTAGTCCGAGGACTTGATCGCTTCGAACCAAGACTCCTCATCCATGATTCCCTTGTTCGGTCCGTTCCAGATAATCTTGAAGGCACATTCCCGGTTCAGTGATCCAAACCGAGACTTCACAATCTTGACTTTTACTTCCGAACCGATTTGCTGCTCTCCCGGACCAAGGACCCGATGAGCTTTTGCCTTCCGAGAGGTCAAGAAAATCCTGAGGGATGAGACATATTTAATCGTCTCTCCACCCGGAGTGGTCCAGGGTTCAGACATTGCCGTCATCTGGTCCAGATTCCGCTTCAACTGGTTACAGATCAGGAGGGTGGGCTGCTTCTCAATGATTTTACTGAAGACCTTGGCAAACCCCTTCGAGATGGTCCTGGCTTTGAGAGCCATTGTAGAGGTCGGTTCGAACGACTTGTCTTCCTCTCCTCTCGCCTTCGTATTGGCCGGAGTATCCCAGACCACGAACAGTTTGAGATCAGTTCCCAACCAGTCCTCGAGGACTTCGAAGTACATCTCGACGTCCTGGAGTCCAACATAGATCAACTTATCAATGTCCACCCCTAACGAGGCCAGAAATGCGGTATCAGCCGCCATTTCGGAGTCACAAAGAATACAGAGAAAACCAAGTCTTTGTGCGTTTCTAATAGCAACTGCAGCCAAATAACTTTTCCCAACCCCTGACAGCCCCGCTATTTCTGTACACCTCCCCACAGGGTAACCCGCGACACCACAGCCCTCTTTGACAATGGAGTCAAGCCAGGTAGAGCCCGTAGGGATCCACTCCTTGACATCGGGCCACTGGGCATCTGAGATGATACCAGCAGACCATTCTCCATACCTCTTCTTCATCCCCTTAATCTTGGACTCGATCAAGGCAGAGTTGTCTTCTTGACCTTTTTCAATTTCTACTTTTTTTTTCGCCATGACAAACCTCTTTCTATAAAATGCTTGGGGCCCGAAGGACCCCAAGCCCAGACTACCAAGGACATTCATCGAATCTGCATTCCATGACTATCCTGTCGTAATCTAAAAAGGGATGTCATCATCCGCAGCGGGGGGATTCTTCGAGCCACCACCGGAAGCAGGCTTGTCCTCCTTGTCACTTTCAGAGTCAGGAGTCTTCAAACTGTAGGAAAGGAAGGTCTCCTCGATTTCCTTGAAATTCAGGATGTTCATGGACTCCCTGATCTCGGGGATCTTGCCCAGGATTTCTTCGGCTGCGGCCTCATCCAGTTTCTTCGCATCCTTTGCCGTACCGACCAGCGGGCTGGAGTGTCGCTTCGGCTTGATGTTGGTTTCGGAGAAGGACTTCTTGGGATCCTTCGTCACCTTCATCTCGATATCGACACCCTTCAAAATGTCGGAGATATCATCATATTCCGGGTCCTGGAACAGAGCCATGAGTTGCTTCCCAACCGTGGGTGAGTAGGACCAGATAGCGACTTCTTGGGTCTCGCGGACATAGACCACACTGTACCAGCGCATCTTCGCACTGATCGATTTGAAGGCGTTCTGGACCTTCTCAGAACTGGCCTTCCACTGAGAGATAATGTGGTCACAGACCGGGCAGCGTTCATTGAACGTCTTCTTTGGACAGACGAAGCCAATCTTACCGATGCCGTAGTGCTGCGCAAACATCTTCATCGGGGCCCCAGCCTTGTCAGGCAGGATGCGAAGAGTATAGGCCTTGCCCTCCTCCGGCTTGAAGAAACGGTTCGGTTTTCCATCACCACTTCCGGGGACTTTTTCGTTGTTCAGAATTGCGGCAGCATTTTTGAGATATTCTTGATCGAGCATTTTTGTTTTCCTTTGTTGTCGGGAACCGCCCTAAATTGGGCTGCTACGCGAAGAAAACTTCGAATAACATCGTTGGTTTTCCCAGTGAGTAAATTCGTAAATTGTTGACAGTGGTTGGTGAGTCTGCTAGAAATTTTTCTATTTTTTCATTCGGTGTTTCCTCCCCGGAACAATAAAAGTCCCGTCTGATAACTTCACATTTGAGATCGCAGAGATCCATCATTTTCTTCAACTCGTTTTGAAACTGGTTCAGTTGTTCAACCCCAACTCTGGCGAGACAAGAAACCTTGGACCTCGAACTGTAGTATTGGAACGCATCAAAGTCCCCCGAGAAGTCCCCGCTCATCGAGACTTTCTCCGTGCTATTACTAAATACATTTTTCGTGTGAAAAACATTTCCGAAAACCTTCTGCATTTCCGAATTTTCGTCGATCACGGATCCCTTGTAGGACAAAGCATAGACGTCTTGGGGGAACAGGGATAGGTGCAGATTTTCAGTAATTGCTGCTTTTTCTTGAAGTATCCCGAAGACTAATCTGAAGATGAACCGGTTAGGAACGGTGTTTCTCTTCCAGCGACCCAATACATGGACATTCACCATCTTCCCCGCTTCAAGAAGTTCGTGGATAAAGACCAAGGTGATTCCGGAACTTTCGGTTGGGTTGATGACCAAGTTGACCTCTTCAGGAGAGTTCTGAATATATTTATCAAAGAACCCAGGCTCCTTCACGACGGTCTCGAACTCTTCGTGGCTCTTACAGGTAGGCAAGAAGAGATCAAGAGAGACGATCTCATACTTCCCAAGGTCTTTGATGAAGTTGGTAAAAGCGGACAGTTCTCCTAGAGTAAAAACATACATTTCGCACCTTTTGGTTCTTAGGAGTTGAATTTCTGGGCCATACGGTCCCGGCGTCTTTTCGTCTTATCACTCATGACCCGGGGATCCGGCAGTTTCAGTTTCATCACCGTCATGGGTGGATTCAGAAACTCTGTCGGAACCGGATCCGCCTCGGTTGTAGGCTCCTTCTGCTCCTCCGCTATTACTGCAGGTTCCTCCAGAACTGGGTTCGTATTCGTCACTTCTTCGTTCATTTCCATGCTCCATATCGGTTAGAGTTCCAAACGTATCGCCGAACTTTTCGTGCCAATACAGCCTGTTTGTACCTTGACCCAAAATCAGGTTCTGATCAGGATAGCAGATCGCTTCCCTGATTTCAAGCCCAAATCGCTCATAATCCGCTTTCTTGAAGTCGATTACAAAACAATCATGGATCAGGAAGGCGACATGACTCCCCGATCCCTCCAAGATTTTTCTGACCTTCAAAGCAGCCTGAATCGCCAAATCATTCGTTACAGACTGGATGAGATAGGACACAATCAGGTGCTCCAATGATCCCTTCGACTTGTCAATCCTGATCTCTCTCCCAAGAGGACTTGAGATCCAGACATATCTCTCATCCTCCCTCAAGATCCGGTCCAAAGCCTTTGGAAAAACTCCATGACGCTTCAGAAATGCGTTTTCCTGGACCGCATAAATCGTCTGGAACACTTTCTGCTTCTTCTCCGCCCGGGTCTCGCCGGGAATGTCGGCATAGAGGTCCTGGACATCTTCATACTTCCCGGGATCATTCGAGAAGAGGTAAAGAAAGGTCCTGAAGTCCGCGCTCTGCATGTCGTACTCGACAAAAATGTCATTGGAGGGCGCTACCATGGCCCTACGTTCCTTCGCAAGGCTCAGGATAGGGAAAGACCTTGGGGCGTGATTCAAGCGACCTGTGAGGCCTCTATACATGTCGTACATGACCCTAGGAATCGTCTTCTTGTCCAGGGAGGGCCCATTCAGAACAAGTTCCCGGTTCCAGATCTCTTCTACCAGGTCTCTTTCCTCGAGAAGAAATGAGTAATTGCTCGGTTTCGTCCTTTTCTCGAAAACTGAATCTGTGATTTCGAAGAGTCCTCTCGCATACTGCTTTACGACCCCTTCAGGAATCAGTTCACGGAACAGAACGGTCGGTTCAACCCCGGAATAGACCTTTCGATAAGTCTCGATTCGATCCCTTGCTGAAAGATAAAGATTTGCATCAAACTCCTCGGCGAGTTCCTTCAACTTGTCGCTTTTTGCAAAGACCTCCCCAAACCCCCGGGTCCCGGAACGATAGAGTTCTGGATCGAACCAAAACGTCCTCAGACCAGGGACCGTTTTCTTGCCCCCAAACAACAAGTTCTCAGCCGGGAAATAGGTGAAAGATATGTCACGATTATTTTGAAAAATTTCTCTAAAATCAAGGGGAAAAGCGTACATGCAAACCTCAGGACAGTAATCTAGCGGAGACGGGGATCGTTGTCAAGTCAGAATCGTAGTTAGGGCCGGAGAATCAGATGACCGATTTTTTGAAACAGACATCTTCCTCAATTGAGACTTTTGCTGGACGAGAAATCTACGATTCCAGGGTTAAATCGTTCTATGACGCAATAAATGTTACCGAAATTGAGCCGAATAGTATTGATACATTGACTTCTCGAGGGCTCTATGGAAGAGTGAACAGGACCAATGTTCCAATTATTCCTGATATGTCCAGAATTATTACTTTACAGAAAGAGAAGAAGGAGTATTTCGGCTTTGACTTTCTCCTCGATGCCTGGTTCGACTTCGTGAACTACTACGAGCCCTTGGCGCAGAGATTAGGAATCGTTCAGAACCTGAGAACCGACTCTCTGACGACTAAGCAGTCCTTCGCCCAGGAATACCAGATGTACATCCTGCCAACCTTGGAGTCAATCAACAAAGTTGTCGGTACGAAACTGGTGGATAGGTATCATGTCACACAGAACAAGTACAAGACCCTGTTCTACTCGGTCGCAAGGACGGAGGAGTTCAGCATCAACCCGGAAAAGTTCTTGTTTTCCCCAGTATTCCATCCTACTCTGACCTGTCTAGTAATTGAAACGGACCAGAGCAGTTTCGTGGATGATTCATCAAAGGTCAAGAAATACTGGGACAAGGAGAAGTTCGCGGTTTATGTCGATTCTGCTCGTCGCTACGGCTTCATGGTTGACTCCTTTGCGCCCTGGAGACTTTACTTAGATCTGAACTCGAAGGCGACATCCTACTACATCAGGAGAAGAGAAGAGTTGACCCGGATCCAGGCCTTGATTGGGGCGGGAGTCGAGAACGCGACCCATGAACTTAATCTGTTCCTTGAAGAGTTTGAGCCCTCCCAGATCAGTTCGGTCGAATCGGTTCATTTAGACCAGATTTTCGGGAAATACTTTGTTGAACTGGGGAAGCAGACCTGCCTCATGCAGGAAGCAGCAAATGCGGGGTTTTCTCTGTTTGTAGGTTGATTACTTCACGGGACCAGGCTGGGTCGGAACCGGCTTCTTGACCACGGAGAAGTCTTGGTCCGAACTTGTATAGCCACCAGAACCATAGTTTGAGTAGATCTGGTCCATGATTTGCTCATCCCCTCCCTCTCCCCAGACCACCTTCGCCACCGGTTTCGAGACCCAACGAGTTGTCAGTTTGGTTTCGAAGTTTCCTTGCCTCAACGAAACTTTGGTCGAAGTGACGGCATACATCCCACCAATCCCGAGATCATAAATGTTCCTCATATCTGGGGTGTCCGAGAATGGAACACCAATAATTGAGGGAACCACCTCAACCGTCATACCAGGTTGGAAAATTGCGTTTCCGAACGTAGTAATTGAACAGTTATAGATCGCTCGTTGGAACTGCAGATTGTTGTCTGGGATCTCGTTTTCCTCGGCCATTTGCATGTTTGCAGAACTGAGATAGGAGTCCTCAATAACCTCGAACTGAATATCTTTTAAGAGCCCTCTCGCGCTTCCAATGTAGAACCGAACCATGGGCTCCGGATCATCAACTTTCTGATAGAGGTAGTAAGAGATATGCTTCGGACCGTCGTTCTTTCCTTCCTCAATATCCTTGACAATGCAGTGGCACCCAATATTGATGTTGATTGCATTTGCAAGATCAGACTTCTTGAAGAGGCTTTGTAGAAAGTGTCCAAAGAACTCCTGAAGAAACTCTTCCAACTTGTAAATCAACGAGGTCTTCGCCAGGATTTTCTTCCTCCACCACTCCATGAAAAAGTCCCAAGAAATTGGGATTTCAGAAATGTTCATTTCGAGTTGGGCCCCCTCGAACCAAGGAGCAGGGAAGACCAATTTATCAGTAACAAACCGGACATGAGTCCCCTGCGCGAACTCCCCAGATGACTGAAGATTCTGGGCCACGATTACGGACAAGAGGGCGAGTAAGTCTCCAAGGTAGAAGTAGGGGATGTATGTGATGTAAGTTGCACCTGTCGAGATGTCGATTACATTATAGAAATTCCTCGCTTCTGGGTTTGCTTTAATCGAGACTTTTACATCTGCAGAGGCCTTTGTATCAATTTGTTTGTTTTCAATCGTTAACTGAGCGTCATATTTCGAGTTGTCCATTATTTTTTCAAAGTCATAATCGGTTTCCCACTTGTCTTTTGGGGTGATTCCGTAGCCCTTGAACATTTTGGCGAAACCTTCCATGAACGCATCGGTACCGAACTTTTCGGCAAGCAGTTCCTTGAGGTTGTTCTCAATTTTTCCAAAAAAAGTGTCTCCGTCCGGTTTTTTAATCGACAGTGCATCAAAATCTACAACAAGATCAAAACTTCGTTCCATCAACCCAAGTTCCTGATATGGTCGCAGACAAAGAAGAGGCTGCATCGTTTTGAGATAACCCGATTTCTCTGCCTTATCTTTCTCCTGGTCCTTCTTCGCCTGCTTCTTCGCCTCATCCAGTTCTTTTGCTGACCTTGCAGAGTCAACGGTTGGAGATTTGGACGCCTTTTTCTTGTATTTCTTCTGGTAAGTCTTTACCTCATCATGGGTTGCCATAACATTGGATGCAACACCGCTCGAGACCATGTTGTCGTAGCCCATGTAGGAAATCTTGAGAACAATGTTTCCTTTTTGCTGAACATCAAAGGTCCATTTGTACGGAGTCAGAAAAACTCGGAATCTGAGACCCTTAAGTTGCTCCGTAAAGTTGTCCTCCTCCAGGGAAGTTTTGAAGTCCTGTCTCTGGGCCAGCATTTTTGTTTGTTCTGAGAAATTCTTTGAATTCTCTATTTTTGAACCGGTACCCCGACCTTTTGTGAACTTCCACTCTCTCTGACCATCGCTGCTAAAGATGTCCTTTGTCATTTTCTGGGTTATTGGAGATTTTGAAGACTCTGACTTCTTTACGAATTCCTTATCGCTGTCCGCAACATTGTAGCCCAGTTCCATCACAGTTTTGAAGGCGGAGGCTAATTCACCCCCGGTCTGACCGTCAGAAATGTCCTGCTGCATTCTTTTGATGTCTTCCGGGAACGCTATCAGGACATCGAGCATAGTGTGTGCATCCCCCTCCGTTCCAAGATTTGCGACTAGGTCCTCCATGCTTGCACAGAAGACCTCAAGTTCAAGTTTGTAGTGATTGAAACTATAACCTGACTTCTCGCTGGTCAGGTATTCGAGTTCTAGGCTCCTGATTCCGAATCCACCAGGGTTCTTCCTCTTCTCAAACCCAATTGAGCCTCGACCCCTCAGCGATCCATCGAGGAAACTGCGGAATGACGCCAAATTTGCTTCTTGCATGTTCAGGTAGAATGTTTGATTTCTCTTCTTGTTGTATTTCTCGAACATAATATAGGGCTGAAGCAGAGAAATCGACAAATTGTCAAATCCGTTCACAAATTTCTGTAACTGATTCGCATCATAAGCAATCCTCTTCGCCTCCTTTTCCCTCGTCAAAATATACGAAACCGGAGACTCTGGAGTGGTCTTTCTCTTGACTCGGTTCCGAAGTCTCTGGGTGTAAACCATGCTTTCTGAGGACTTTGTGTAGCCTTCCTTTAACTTGTCAGCGAACATCAATAAGAGTTCTTGAACCGAGATTCGGTGTTGTTGGAGGTCCGACATTATTTACCTACCGTCTGGTTGACCCTATTAAAAAGAGAAATGATGATTTCCGGGTTTTGGGGGATTAAGAGAACCCTCCCAGGCTCGAGTTCTGACTCATCTGGAATCCCATTGAACCAGGCCAAGACCCACCAGAGATTTTCATTCTTGTAGTAGATATAGGCCAGTTTATCGAGCCTTTCCCCGCTCTTCCACAGGTGGTCAGATGTGTTAATACTGTCAAAAATCGATTCAACATTTGGCATTGTTGGAACCGAGAAAAAGGTACCAAAATCTGCTTTGTAAATCGTGAGACCGGAGTATCGAGACATTACGATTTCCCCATTTTCTTATTTGCCCGGTTCTCGCGCCAGGTCTGTTGTTCTTTCTGGCGTTCCGCCGACTTGATCCCGTCCTCAACCGTTCTGGATGGGACATTGTTCTGAATGTTGGACTGGAGCAAGGAGACCGCTGGACCGCCCGTAGAAGCCAGGAATCCGCGATTCCCCTGAACTGGGTGTGGATGACATCAAGAGAAAATGTGACTTTGAAACTTTTGGGATAGATGAAGAGACCCGCATAGTTCTCTGACAGAACTCTGTACTGTAAGGCCTTATCTGGGTCGTTCAGGGCCCAGTTCTCCTGAACCAGGTTCCCGCCATAGAAGTAACCCTCTTCGACATGGGGCTCGATTTGGACCCCACCAGAAAGCACTCCATAAACAAAGTCCTGGAGCAGTCCACCAGTATTGATTTCCCTGACCAAATTGTGGAACTTCAGTCCATAGATAGGTGGGGACGCAATGATGTCATCACTTCCCATTTTGTTATAGACCGCGTAGAGCCCCTGAGCCATCTCGTTCAGTTCAATCCAGTTCTGCTTTGCTTCAGCGGCGTGATGAGATACAATGTCCATTCCAATCTCAATTTTACGAGTGGTATGGGTAAAGGTGTAGATCGGATCGATTCGACCAAACACATTTACCGACTCAAAATTTGGAGTATAATTGTCCCTGAACGAAGTGACAAACGCAGGGAAGGACCAGACTTTGTTGAGCGAGATTGACTTCAACTCGACCTGAGCTTCAAAGGCACAAAACGCTCCATTCCAGAACACTTCCTTGTTCTTATACTGTTCTGGCCTGCTTCTATCTTTGCCCGGAAACTGATTTTTTACCTCGTTCTCAATCATATAACGTGTCCTGGAAGTACTTTGCTGCCAGTCTTCCTTGGATCAAAGGAAGAATCGCCTCCGCCACTTCACGCCCATCAATCTCAAGAGTTACCGTCGCTTCCTCTTGCTTCTGTGGAATCTCGCTTTGTGCCTTAGCGAACTCATTAGAACTCGAATAATAATCCTTTGCAGTATTGATCACATCCTTGACCAATGAGACCTTCTCCGACGAAATTGAACCAACCGCTTCCAGAACCCCCCTAAAATCCGCACTGGCCGCGCTGGACTCTCCAAGGCTCTGCATGTTGGAGGTCAGATTGAACATCTTTTCCTCGGGAAAATACTCGAGCAGATCAATCAGGTCTTCCAGACTCGCCACCATTGCGGCAAATGGAGAATTCTTAAACGAGAACTCTGAAATTGCTTTCAGAAAGCCCGTGAAGGCCTCCATCGCGCCTTCAGGGATGCTTCCTAAGGTATCCTTGAGGGTTTTCATTGTTGACGAAAACGCGCTCAACCCAGAGCCTGAGGATTTGAAGCCAAAGAACCCTTTAATCCGGTTCACAATACCGCTGCCGGTTTCCATGACCATGGAACCCATGAAGGACCTGAACGCATCACCCAACTCGATAAGCCCAGAGGCAAAGGTTGAAAGTAATGGCGCAACCGCCGGAACGGTCACCGCCAGGGTCGCCAACAGGGCCACTAAACCAGCAATTGCGGGTGCAGCAATTGTCATCATAAAAGACGCAGCCATCATCTCAGCGGCGAACCCAATAAAGGAGGCTCCCAACGCGACAAGGCCTAAACCCAGTCCCGCCATGTCGGATGCAGCGGCTTCATTTGAAGCCTTAACCAAAACTTGAACCCCATAAGCAAACAGGACAAAGGCACCGGCAAACATCAAAGCGGCCGCGCCAAAAACTGCAATTGGAATGGCTAAAGCCATGAGACCTTCCCCCAAAGCAACCATTCCTGCCGCAATTCCGGGACCGGCAGGGGCAGCGGTTGCAGCCGCTCTTACACCAAAAGCGGTTTTTAACAAGCCTACACCAGCAGCAAGTCCGCCTTTCCCAATCGCAAACAGTCCTTTCGCCGCTGAAAGAAAGATTCCAATTCCACTTCCTAAAATACTGATTAACCCGCCCAATTTCCCAATGACCAGCCCAACCGCAAGGACAATTAGAACGACCTTTCCCTCAAACGTATCCAGGGGGCCAGTAATGAGAAGCAAAAACTCCAGGATTTTCGTTAGAGCCCAGAGGAAGGGATAAACCGCAGGAGCCAGTCTTTCGAGAATTGCCTTCAATTTCTGACCTAGCGAAATTGACATCTGAACCACGGTCTGAAGACTTGTCGCGCTCTTTTCCGGATTGTCCTTTTCCGGATTTGCAAGTTTTAGAAAGTCGGCAGAACTGATTCCAAACGCATTTGCCGCATATTTCACGGCTCGTGGATTGTTCGTATCAATCGCCAGGCTTTGCGCTGCCTGCTGGATCAAAGCCTGCTTCTCATCGCCGGTCGCCATCATTAGTTGCATGGGGTCCAAAACAACCCGACCAGCCATTGCATTAATTTTACCCGCCAGTTCCGCCGAGGCGTCGAAGGTCATGAACCTTTCTTCTAAACCAACCAGAGTTGCTACTTCAATACCTGTCTGTTTCGCCTGTTTCGCCAATTCCTTGAAGACCTGCTTCGACTTCTCCCCAAAACTTGAGAGCACCTCCATCGAGGCCAGCATATCATTCATCATCTTGCTCGAGGAGACCCCAATGCTGCGACCATACTCCTCCATTTCCAAGATATCATTTTTGGCCGAACCAACGCTTTGTCCAAACTGTTTCGTGAAGATGTTCATCAATTTAGCAGTGGTCTGGGCGGAGACACCAACCGTTTCGAGTTGTGCCGTAATCGCCATGAGATCGCCTCGGGCCTTCTCGTTCAAGGTGCTGAATTGAGAATAGGACTCCTGTAACGCTGCACCAGCAGAAAAACTGGCCTCTTTCCCAATTCCCAACCCACGGTTCTGGGAAATCGAGCCCTCAAGAGCACCTCCCATAATCCCGCCCCGATCCTTCTCGATCAAACCGCCCATTTTGGAGTAGCCAGCGTAGAGTTCATCCAACTCAGTAACCAACTTCCGAGTAATGCTGAACAGTTTTGAGAGACCAGCCGCCATGAGATTTGCCGGGGTCAGAACGGACTTCATCGCCTCAGCAACAGAATCAAGTCCGGCTTTTCCCTGTTTCGATAACAATTGGAAAAATGACTTCCCCTCGTCCCTCAAACCAAAGAACCGGTTCATCAAGACTTTGGTCTGGATGTTGAGTTGTTTAATATCATGGTCTGCAAGGTCATATGATTTAAGACCAAATTGCTCAAACAGTGCGGAGAGTATCACAGACTGGTGGCCCAAAGCACCAAGGGTTGTTGCGAGTTCCTTCAGTTCTTCCTTGGCCTTTTCAGGATCCTCAGACAAACCCTTGTTGAACACGGTCCAGAACTTCTCCATCTGGGCAGGCTCGAGGAACTCGCTTAAACTGGACAGGGCTTCTTCTAGCGGTTTTCCAATCAATTCATTGACCGATTTTTTTGTCTTTTTTACGTTTTCGATTAGACCTTTCACGTCCGTAAAAACCGCACCAATTGCCTCATATCCCGCCTTTGCCCTAACAGCGACCTCTAGTTTCTTCGTCTCCGCCTTGACTTCTTGCTGCTTCATAAATGCGTCCCGACCTGACGTCCGCAATTCTTCGGCTTCTATTGTATACTTTGCCTTCAAGTCTTGATACAATTTGATCTGGCTATCAAAAACATTTGCAGAGCCCTCAATCGCAAGTCTAGCCGTCTCGATTGCGGTCTCGAGATTTTCAGCCATTTTCTTGGCTTCTGCTGCGGTTACATTGTTCTGAATGATTGAATCATTGAAGTCGTTCGGACCGGCCATTTATTGCTCCCGTACTAACTAGTTCTGGACCAGAAACGGCTAAGGGGGCCGATTTGCCTTGGCTTCTTTCTTCAGCATATCGGCAAACTCGGCAAAATACATATCTCTCAAGAAAATCGGCATAGTCTGTAATTCTTCCAATGACCAGTGGCCCTTCTGCTTCATGTAGAAGAAGATCTTCTTGATGTTCTCGAAGTGCTCCGGTCTAATGTTGAATAGCCGGTCCTCTGAACCATCACGAATTAAATCGAAATAAGTCCGCTGTAAGCGGAATCTCCATTTCTCCCTCAAAGTCGCAACCATCTTCGTTACAAGCAAGTTCTGTCAGTAATCTGAAGTTGCAAGAAATGAAGAAGTAGACTTCCCTGATTTTCTGAGCATCCATCGCAGGCATGATCCGAATTCTTTGATTGATCTCGGCGGGATCCTTCGAGTCCTCAATTGAAACAATCAGGTTCTTGAGGAGAGTCGTGAAGACCTGGGACTCATTGTCCTGGCCCTTAAACGCCTTCTTCTGGTTCTGGGAAGCCTTGGCCATTCTGAGTTCATCTTCCCCATTCAGGATCTTGAAGACGACATTCCACTTCGAACGGGGAAGAGTCATCCTGAACTCGTTATGTGCATTTTTCGTCACATTGAAGTATTCCAAATTCTCCTCCAAAGTCTTAACCTTGGAAAGTCCTAAATCAAGGGCTTCTTGAAGATTCACCTTCGACTTATGAGAAGAACCACACTCAGGACAATGGAGGGTCACCTCGTAGTCCGGACCATAGGAGTTTATTCTAAGTTGAACCATAGTATAACGCCGGTCCACAACAGTCATTGCAGCAGGCTCAACCCCAGGGGTCGTGATTACATTTTGAAGAACCTTGTCAAAAGCCAAGTTGGACTTGAGCAGTTGCCTATTCACAAGTATGTCTTCTTCCTGTGTTGAGAGGTCGCGTGCCGTGAAATTTTCCTGCATATACAAGGGGTTCCCCGGAGGGTAGAAGACTCCTTTTGTCGGAAGAGTGTAAATTTGCTCAGAAATGATGATCGGTTCCATAGAAATACCTTTCGTTGGGCCACAAAGGTTTGTGATATGATTGGCCCCGGACTTGTGAAACAAGATCCGGCACTAACTATGGAAATTTTGGTTTTTGTTGGAATTTAGGCTGAGGGCTTGAGGAGGTAGATGTTGCTTCCGGTCCCAAAGATTTTGACAACTCCGTTTTGTTCCGCGACTTCCTTCTCTGAGACCTCGCCTTGTGCCCTGTATTGGAACCGATTATATCTCCTCTGGAAATCGGTATAGGAATAGTCTGGAGGCGTCCTACCGACCAATTCAAACCCATTCTTGAGGTAGACGTTTCCATCTCCGAATCTTAAATCGGCATAGGACAGAATTGTATCTGAACTGAACTCTTCCCTGATCACGGAGAGCAGTTTTGCAAAGCCCCCACGAACCGTACAGAAGCATTTCACACAACTCCTAGCCAATTCGAGGACTTTGCCATATTTCTTGATGAAGGGCCTTCTCAACGAAACCGCCTGGACCAATTCTCCTTCAAGTTCAAGACCAGCCGCATAGAAAAATCGGGCATTACCCGAGATATGGTTTGATTCGAAGAATTTCTCAAACCTTGAACGGTTCGATGGCTCAGAGACCACAACTTTACATTTACGTGCGTCATATCTCTGAACCGAGAGCCCAAGAGAATTCAGAACTATGGATTGGACAATCTCTTTCTTATCCGCCCACTCATCACCGAAGATTTGGATCAGTCTAATCCCCTTCTCCTTTGCGGCCAGATACTTTTCTATGTGTTTGCGCTTCCCTAAAAATTTTTCGGAGTGCCAGTAGAGACCATTATATTCAATTCCAACCATCTTCTCGGGGATGAAAATGTCTATTTCTTGTCGCCCAAGAATCTTTACATTTCTCTGTATCTTTAGATCCGGGTCTTGAGCCGAGACAAATTCTGATATTTCCGACTCTTGGGTGGAAGTTACTAAATGCTTCGCACACTCCGAGCACCCGCTTCCCCGTAAAAGATTATGCAAGGAAGGGAAAATTTCATTATTACAGACCAGACATAGACAGGAAATGGGACTTGATGTTCCTTTGTATTCAGAATGAGGGGTCAAGACTTGAATCTTGTTCTTCTCCCTAATCTTTGTAACTGCCTCTTCATACTGTTCTCGCGAAAGACCCTGTGTCCGAGAACAGACGGAACACCCTGTTCCACGAGAAATCGAAAGAGCGGTCTTCGATACTATATACCCACATTTCAGACACAAAAATGGAATTTTCTTTTTGATCCCACAAATATCCCCAATATCACCTTGAAACAGCAATCCCTGTCCTTCGGCCTTTTTAACCATCTCAAGGTTCCAAGATTCATCCTTCTTCGCATTCTTCGCACAAGACGGACAACCCTTCGATCTTTCAATAAAATCAAGAGACCTGCTCGACACCTTCCCACAATTCTTGCACCGGAAAGAAAGGAGAGTTTTCTTGTTTTTATAAATCGAGAAATTCGACTCAACAACAATTCCGATTTTTTCCTCTATCTCTTTGATTCGGGAAAGATATTCCACCTCTGAGATTTTTACATTTCCGGCACAGAACTTACAACCTCGGCCCCTCTTTCTTTCTGCTAAGCAAAAAAAAGTTTCTCTCCCACAAAGAAGACACACCGCCCGCAATTTCTGCCTCACCCCGACAAAGTCATTGTAATCAGCGAGAACCCGAACACTACTCAAGTCCTCTACCATTTTGATGGATTCTTCAAATTCAATTCTTGTTAATTTTCTCTTTTCATTCGTTTTTCGATTTGAACAAAAAATGCAACCATGTCCACTCAACAAATCGGACCAAGAAGAGTTCCTATTCGCTCCACAAGAATTACAAATATTTCGGAATTTAGATTTGTTGTTCTTATAATTTGAAAAGTTGTCTAAGACCAGAATGTTAAGTTTTGACTCAATGAGATCTTTTTCTTCTTGAAATTTTGCTTCTGTCTTTTTTAACATGGATCCTCCGGTACATAATTATACCGGAGGATCCAAATTTGTCAAGAGATTAGTTCCAAGGAGATTTTCCGCTGTTGTTCCTGAAGGTCGCTTCAGCCACATCTGGGGAAGATGTGAATCCGCCAAAAGCAGCCAGGGCATCAGCATCCAACTTCGACTTATCGAAGTTGGATTTGCTTCCGGATGCAATCTGCAACTCAGCCCAGTCGTAGACTAATGTAACCGTGACATCTGCCAAAGTATCGGACTCATAGGACAATTCGCTGAACTTCACAGCAGAGACCCAACTGTTCTTTAGTGTCCAGATTTCCAATGGCATACCGGCGCTGTCCACCAGCATGATCTGGAGGTTACCAAGTGCCTTGATTGCGCCACGTTTCGAAATTGTGGCAAAGTCGTTCTTGTTGGCTAATGGATGATAGCCCGCATATCTCACAATGTCCATCACAGTTGCGGCACAGTCAGGATCCACCGCATCCACAAAGGTGAACGAGATATTGGCCCAGGAAACATTACCGGGGAACTTGAACTCGTGTCCCAGGTACGTATGCTTAATCTCTGCAATTGTCATTTCCGGCCTGTTCACATTCTTCAACGTGTAGACCGGGATCGAGTTGCTCAAAAGGACCCATCGCGAATTTCGCTTGGGATCATTCATTTCACTGGAAGACCAGAAATTGGTTGGGTTCGCCATTTATTTCTCCTTATTCCGCAAACTCGGCACCATTCCGAGTCAAAATGAAGTCAATACCGAAAAATTTGCCGGGTTCGGTGGGGGCCAGGTAGATCTTTGCAAAGAAAATGTTCCGATCAACCAGATCCTGGGTCGTGGTCGAAGAGTCAAAGACCACCTTGTAATCGGCCAATCCACCACCGACCTGGAGGTCCCTGAGGAACGGATCCACGTCCGAGATGAACCGATTCCAGGTCACCATGATGTTCTGGTCGAAGAGAACCCTTTTCGCGTAGAACGACACGTTCTCCTTGATGTAGTTCACCATCAATCTGGTCCCAATGCTCTTCAGAACGCTCGAAGTCCTCAAGGTGGTCACATCACCCATGCAGATGATGCCTTCGGGATACTTGACAACCGGATTCATGTGGTTAACGAACAGGATGTCCTTATCTCCGCCTTCCTCATCATCCCAGTCATGGAGCACGTCCACCACGTTAAGTCCACAATGACCCAGGGACAGATTTGCCCTGTTGTAACCAGCAGGAGCCGCCCAGACATTACCAACCTTCTGAGCGTAGGAAATCAGGCCGAGTCCAACCACTGAACCAGGCACCCAGACGAATCCGTTCGAATTCCAGCGATCCACAATCTTGAACCAGTTGCCCCAACAAGCAGCATAGGCCGTGTTCAGATCCCTGTCCTGCATCCAGTCCACAGCGGCTTGGAGCGAACCAATTCTCTCTTCCTCATCCTCATCACTCTCAGCGGTGGGGAGGTAGAGACCGGAAACATCGAAGAGGCAAATCGCATCTGCCCTTCTCTGGACCATGTCAATGACCTTGTCCTGAAGGATGCTGTTCGTGATGCCAGGGACCAGAATCTTGTCGTACTTCACCTTATCCTTCGAAGCAACGATGTCAATCGCCTTGAGCAGGGTGTAGAACGGAGCGTTCGAGACCGCATCTTCCGCAGATGTAACCGCAGACATTCCAGTATTTCGGAACATATCTCTTTCGCGAACATTGCGACCATCATGGCCACCAAACAGAGGCATCGTGAAACGAGCAAAGCCTGCATCAATCAGATACTTGTAGGAAGGCTCAAGGTCCACATCTGACGGAGGATCCGCCATCACGGTCTCATAACCCGAGGTGATGGACTGACCAGACACATAGGACCCATTGACATACATCGCCAGGTAGTCGATGGTGTAAGCCACCGGAGAAGCCAACTGGTAGCAGATATCATCCAGGGTAAAGATGTAACTGTAATCCATTCCGGTATCATATCCGGATTTGTCCTTCTGCATGATGCTGTGGCAGCGAACGTAGTCCACATAGTCAGAATCAAACTTTGTCGTCCCATACTTCGTGGTACGAACACCCCAGAACACGTCCTTGGGCAACGTGGTGTCTTCCTCAGAGGAGGTCGAACGAAGCCTCAACTTGGCCTCCTGAATGTTCAGAGCAACGTCGGGTCCCTTGATCTCATTTGTGGTCGAAGAGAGTCCAAACGCGATTTCCTTCACCGCAGAACTGTAGCCAGCCAGCCAATCATCAGAGGTAAACGTGATCGCATCATAGGCCTTGGTCATATCCTTGAAGACGGTCTCACCGTAGTAGCCCCAAGGCAGAATTGCGGGATCCAGAGAGCCCTGAGCGACTTGGGTTGCGAGTTCGATCCGGATGTACTTCGAACGGTTCTCATACTCACCAAAACGCTTGTACTTCCTCTCAGTGTCATCCCAGGTGATGTAACGAGTCCCGATCCTGCGGCCCACATAGTCCACAGATGCCGGGTTCAGATCGCACTGAGCAAACCTTTCCAGAACCACAGGTCTACGATCCGTGTCCTGAGCCGAGCGAATCACAATGTCGAATTTTCCATAAGGATCCGAGGTCGAAGTCGAATACTTGATGTTGTCAATGCTGATCTTCAGATTGCTCTGGGCCCATTCACCGCTCTCGAGACAGTGGAACCGGAACAACTTCTGCATCGTGGTCGGATCGTAGGAACCAGGGGCTCCTCCGAAATCACCGGCTCCATCAATGCTCATGTCCTGAGCAAAGGTCCAACCAGTACGGCTAAAGGACATGGGGAACAGATGGTCAGAACCGAAGGAAGTCGCATCCTGAATCTTCAGCAGAACACCAAAAGCAGCACCAGCAGCAGGGCTACCCAACTTCTCGTAAATCGCGCTACGATAAGTCTCACCCAGCCACATGCTCTTCACGTCAGCAGCAGGCGTAACCGTGCTGTTCGTCAGGGTAGGATTCGTATTGAACATCTTACGGATGTATTTGTTTGAAGAGTCGTTCAGATTAAACCTGATCTTCTCATCAAAAACGTCCACATTAGCCAATGCATTGTTTTTATCATAGAGCCTAACATCAAATGCGAAGTCCGCCCCAATCGATTTAATCATCGTGGCACAACCGGCAGCAGCAGCACCAGCCATATCGGTGCCGTCAAGAGCCATCGCTCCATCATTCACATACCAGGTAGCTGCATGAACCAGCGGCTTCATCGCAGCAGAAATGGTCCACCAGTCACCGATGGTATTTCCGGATACTGCGTCAAACGAAACAGAAATTCCGGTATCTGGAATTAACTGAGGGACGATATTGCAATTCACGTCTCCAGTAAACGCACCACCATTGATCGAATACTCATAGGTGTCAGGAGGCCCACCATTCGCTTTTACTCGAACGGTAACGCTGTAAATCCCTGAAGTCCTCGTTCCGGCAAAGCCAACAGTAGAGAAAGTAGCTGCAGTTTTTGCGCGAATAGTGTCGGAAGTTCCATGTACCCAGGTCTCACCAGCCGTATGACCAGTT